TAGCCACAAAAATGGAGACCTATCATAAAGCTAAATTAATGGCTGAGAATACACATAGAAGCATTGGTGCTTACATTTCTATGGTCATTGATGAGGCGTGGAAGAAACAAAAACCTGCATTGAAGAGTAAACTTAATAGTGCCTCGTAAACTTTCTCTTGAAGTGAGATTGAAAAGAGCGCTGGAAAAAGTATCGAAGTCAGCGCTTCGAGACCCACGGACCAGGGAACAAATGGCTGCTCGCATAAGGTGGGAACGTTTAAAAAATATTGTTTGGAGAAGATATGACCAAAAAAATATGTCCGAATTGTAATGGTAATGGATTCACACGACACACTTGGGAAGCAACAGATGTAATAATTCAATGCAAAATTTGTGATTCCCAAGGAGAATTAGACGCAGATAGACATTATCCTCAGAGCTGGGATGATACAGATCATCAAGGAAATACCTATAGAACCATATATTATGGACCACTTTTAGATCCTGAAAGCTTTCCTGGATATAAAATTGACCAAGATTAAGTAGATTTTTTATACAAATTATCTTATAATGCGTCTTTTAACTAAGGCTGCTTATGAGTATTCGATTGCCTGATAGTCCGATAAGAAAAATTTATCGGTGTAATAAATGTAATAACCTCTCTGTTAATTTTTGGAATTCGAAACATGACAGAACTTATACAATAGAGGAATGGTTGACTATTTGTGAAGAGGGGAAGGAAGCTTTGCGTAAGATTCTTCAGCCCATTCGTGAAGATCCAAAGTTTTTTTTAGATTAGTTTTTCCCAACGATTCTTGATAACACCGTCTGCTAGTTGAGATTCACGCACGGCCTTGTAGCCTTTGTGTTCTGGTCTTCTTGTATTCCATAGATTCTTTGCTGATCTTTTCTTTGTCGTTGCAGCTACAGTCCAATTGACTGCTTTTAAACTTGAACCTGGTTCTGATTCCAATGTGTAAGTTATAATTTTTTCACCTCCCATAGCTGTCCAGATTCTTTGGCATCTCGCATAGAGATATGAACAAGCATTTCTTGGAGCTGGGTCCTTGATACATACTCGTAGAACTTCTAGTGTCGTTCCATTATCCAAGGCTCTCGCCACTGGCCTCCCGCATATCGCTACACCAATGAGTTCGCCATCTAATGTTGCGCCAATACTGAACTTATGCCCGGCTGTTTTCTTATTGTGTCTATGATGTGATGTCACAAAATCGTTCGCAGCTTTTAGTGATAAAGGAATTGTTTTAAATTTATTTTTTTGATCCAAAGTATCTCTCCCCAGCTACGAAGATCATAAGGGCAATACAAATTAAAACAATAAGTATCGCCCCTAGTAGAATATTAGTTATCATTATTTTCTTTTACCTTTTTATCGAAGTATTTAATAGCCTTCATGTTATGTCCTTCGCCTGTAAATATTCTTCCGGCCTCAACTTTAATAAGTTGCCACTTACCATTAATTTTTACAACGATTGTTTTCACGCTGCCTCCTTTTTCCATTCTCTCCTCCAATGAGGAGTCTTCTCTTCTGTTCCATCCAAATTTTTTATAGTAAACCATTCCTTTTTAATTTTAAGATCTGGATAGACAACTCTTAGCATAGCTCTAATGGAAGATGATATGTTTTTATAACCTTTATAACTCTCGACAATATCGTAAAGGCATCTGTATTTATAGTTATCATTTTCCTCGGTATAGTAATCTCCGACTATAGCTACATGATCCCCGGTCCACCGACCAATGAATTTATGACCAGATACATCGCCACCTCCTCGATTGTCATTACCTTGTGCAATCATCAAACAATAAAGGACATCGGCCATTGAACCTGGAAATCCTATTTGCTCATAATGTTTTGCCCAGATACCTATATCGTGTCCAACAACATATTCTTTTTTAGTTATGTTAATTAACTTATGATACTGACCCATTACGCAACCTCCTCTTTTTTTATTTCTTCTTCGTAGTACCTTTTAGCTATCTCAACCTCATAATCGTAGCAATAACTCATTTCATTGTCTTCAATATCAGGATAGAAATTACAGTAGTGCATAATATCTGCGATTATATCAGCAGGTCTACCATGATCTTTATCTTCTCCAATCATTTCTTTAATTCTATCTGCTCTTTCCTTGTTGGATTTATAAAAAGGATTATTCATGCCACCTCCTCTGGTTCTCTCATTCCATCATCATAATTAGGATCATTAACTCTATCCCAGATGTCCTGATTTATCGCACCATGCTTTAAACAAAATTGAAGTTTTGATAATTCAGCTGCATCTTCTTCCATAGTAAGCAACCATGCTTTCATTTTACCCATATTCGCCTCCGTTTTTAAGGGTTATTTATATACTAAATATCCCATGTAATATAAGATGTCAATAAAAAAAATGGTCCCTCACACAGAAGAATGAAAACTATGTGAGGGAAGGGAGTGAATAACCTCTTTTTGATGAGGCAAGACCATCTATACACATAATCAATACAGTGTATAGTGTTTTTTAACCCTATTCTCTTTACAAAAACTCACTTACCCCCTTGTAGCAGTGTAGCAGTGTAGCAGTAGAGAAAATCACTATACATATCAATGATTTAAACCTCAATTTGATGCTACATCAGTGCTACACCATAGAAAACAGGCGTAGCAGTAAAAAATAAAAACCTTTATTTTCTGCCAATTTAAATTATAGTGATAGTATGGATATTGATGTCATTAGAGATAAACTGACTCCTAAACAGATTAAATTTTGTGTTTTGTTTGTTGAACAAGGCGATGAAATAACAGCTAAGGAATGTGCGATCCAAGCAGGATATGCAGAATCAGTGGCTGTGAAGACTGCGTCTGAGCTTAGAAAAAAACCTCATGTGGCTGAGTATATTAGAGAACTTAGAAACCGAGAAGAAAAGAAATATGAAGTAAATCTCCATAGGCATTTGAAAAGATTGGACCAGTTAAGCAAGGGTGCTGAGGAGAAGGGCAATTGGAATGCGGCGGTTCAAGCTGAGAAATCTAGAGGTCAAGTGGCCGGTCTTTACATTGACCGAAAAGAAATTATGCATGGATCTATTGACCAACTTAGTCGTGAAGAAGTGGATAAATTATTAACAGATATGGATAAGAAATTATCTATCGAAGGGAGCTTTGAAGTATTAGATGACGACAAAACCGGAGACAAAATTCTGGAAAAGGATAAAGGATAAGTTTACAAAAATTACCCTCACTAGAGTTGAGGCCATTACTCCTACAGGACTGCCTGATTTAAATGCTTTTTTTATTGACAACGAAAAAAGATGTCATGAATTTTGGATTGAGTTAAAGGTAAGTTCAGGTAATGCAGTGAAGCTATCGCCAGGCCAAATATCATGGCATATGCACAGATTTAAATTGGGTGCTAAATCAATTATCATGGCCAAGGCCCTCCCTCAAAGAGGCATTGCCCTGTACTCTGGAGGAAGATCCTTGGACCTTGCGACCTATGGCTTGAACCTTGAACCTTGTGCCTTTTTTCCTGAGCCTTGTGACTGGAAGCAGCTTGAGTCTTGCTTGATTAATCTTGCGTCTTAAAGCTTGATCCTTGTGCCTTCTGTTATAACATCTGATGCATAGATCTTTACCTGATTTGGTGACAAGCATCAGCTCCAGGGAATAGTCCCTGAAGCAATGATTGCATTCTGATTTAGTGAGCTGCATAGCTCACATTTTCTATATTGATATTCCAACAACCCCGGCAAGATCCGCAGCTATTGCCTTGTTTATTAGCCGGGCAACTATACCCAATTGCTTTTGAATCTTTGTGAACTGTTGACGTTAACCCCACATTGCTATGGGGCTTCCCGTCAATCATCGTAGCTGACACACGTACAGCTAGGTTTCCAGGAAGTGAACCGCCTTCTTTATAAAAGGTTTTCAAGATCCCAGCTTCTCGTGTTGGTAGCCAGTGTCGCACCTGAGGCGTGGCCATTGCAACAGCTACAATCTTTTTAAGATGGCCCAGGCTTTGTATATCACCTGAATCGTGCCATCTGAAATAAGGAACTTTTTTTCCGTAATGTTTTATTAATAAAACCATATCATCAACCCAGGTATCTTTGGTGATAGATTCTAATCTGTTGGCGTGAGCTGCTTTCACGCCTTTAAAAGTATAGCGGCCCTTCAATGCATAACACATTGAGCAAGTGCTATTTTTAATTAGTCGCAGCTTCGACCCGGTGTCACATTCAAATGCGCTTAGGCCGTAACCATATCCAGGCATTTTACTTGGCTTACTTAAACCGCCAACGTTTGCCCATGCTTCTTTTATATTCATAATATTCACTTCCTTTATTAAGGGGGCGTGAGCTGTGCTGACTGGCCCCCTTTTGAGTGACTTTCCGTGCCATGTCTTTTAACGGAATTTGACTAGTCGTGGCTAAGTCACTCACACTATTATATAAGATATTATGGGAACAATGTCAACTAAATAATTAAAAAAAATTTCTTGATCCTTGGGCCTTGTTCCCTGGTGAGCTGCCAGCTGATCAGCTCTTGATCCTTGTGTCTTGAGTCTTGAACCCTGGGCCTTGTATTATTAATAAATTAAATTTAATTGGTAGCCCCTATTTCTAGGAGCTACTATCGGAGTGAACTCTATATCTCCTCAAACTCATTGGGAACAAGAGCATTTTTATTTACTTCAATTGATAAAATATACTCTTCCCCATGAGTCCCCATAATTGTTTGTAAATCATGATCTAATATATCATGTTTATTATTTTCTAAAAATTCTTTTCTTTCATCGTAAGAAAAAAAAGTTTTTTCTACCCATTTTGTTTTTTCCATTATGATCTATCCTCCTCTACTTCACCTAAAGCACTGAGTAAGTGTTTAGTGATCCGATCTATTTTTTGACTATCCCTCCATGCTTTGTATCTTGCATCGGCAAGAGCTTGAGCATCAAGAAAGTTATCAATATATAAACTGAACCTCTCTGAAAATTTATGAGGAAGCGAGGCACTATATCGATAAGAATTTTTTGCTCCATTTACTTTTCTTGTGCCTCGACCTAAGACTCTGAGTTTATATCTTTTACGATTTAAAAATTTACGAGCGAGGCGGATAAACTCCGCCCCCTCCTCATTGTTAGGTACATCTGAAAAGTAATGAATAGGTATAGGCTTATTCATACAGATTCAAAATGAATTTAGAATATGGTGGTGAGTATTTATTGTAGAATGTCACTGAGTCTACATCAAACATTCCATCACCTCCAAATCCTCCAAGTTTACAAGCAATACCATCATGCCCTAATCTAAATTGCATATTGCCCTCAATTGCACAGATATCTTCATATGAATATTGCTTCATAAACTCCTCCATATAACAAGGGTCAATAATAAGTAATTGTCCACTATCTACGGCAACATTGCCATAGGGTTGAACAGTAGGTTTTTTAGGTTTCATAATTCACTCCTTTTTATGAAATTAATAATTGACATTACATGCGATATATCCCATAGTCAAGTATTAATTAACCTATAACAAAGGAGTGAAAATGGGTAGATATTATAATGGTGATATTGAAGGCAAGTTTTGGTTTGCTGTTCAATCAAGCGACGACGCTGACTTCTTCGGAGTTGAGGGTCATTATGCATACTTACATTATTATTTTGATAAAGATAATATGACCACTATTGATAAGGGTATTAAAACTTGTATCGATACTCTTGGATCTTGGAAAGAAAAACTAGATAAGTTTTTTAAAGAGAACAATGGGTATAATGATGAGATGTTAGAAGAACAAATCGGACTTAAAAAAGATAAGGCTAAAGGTGTTCTTCAATGGTATGCAAGATTACATCTCGGTCAAAAAATTAAAAAGTGTGTAGAGGAAAAAGAACAATGTTCTTTTGAGGCTGAACTATAAAAAAGAATAAGGGGGCTTATGCCCCCTTTTTTAATTTGTTTTATTTAATCTTGAGACCTTGAGCATTAGCTCATTAATCTTATCGGTCCAAATTCTCTTGAGCCATGTGTCTTGAGTTATAGATAATTGTTTTTCCAAGACTCTTATTTTATGTAGTAGTAGTTGTTCCATTTTTATATCCAATGTGGGACCATTAACATTAACAAGCTCACAAATAATAATAAAATAAACCAATGTGTTTCCATTACTCCTCCAAAATTCCTTCAGGTTCACCATTCTCCTCATACCATTGTTGTTCACATTCATCACAACAATACCCATCATATTCAATTCCTGATCCATCTGGATCAAGACCAAAAACTGGGTAGCGATTAACAAAACGACCAGATCCAAAGCTTGTATCATTACGACAATGAACACATAAGGTCCCTAAGTCTTTTTTAATAACCATTACTCCTCCTCTTTTATTACTAAATCAAAACACTTAATCCAACAAATAGATAAACCTATTAGAAATACATCACTAATAAAAGTGTATTGAAATATATTATAATCAGTTAGCAACCATGCTAACATTAATGTAGTTAGTATTAACATTATAACTTTTACTTGTTTCATCTTCACTCCTTTAATTTAATTGGGGCGATTAATCTCGCCCCAAGTTATTGAAATTTTGATCCCGCTTAGTCTAGTAAAACCATGTATGCTTTTGGGTTAAACTTAGCAAACCAATCAAGTCCAAGTCTTACTTCGTCATACTTTCCAAATTGTTCGCAACCTATGATTGTATCATAAATTGATAATTCTAAGGCATTTAGTTCTATGCTATCACCACCAAATCTATTTTGTACTGTTGCACCTTCTGAATAAATTTGGATAGGCGCCTTAAAAGGCGCCTTATCTTTTTCTAGTTTAATTTTCATCGTTGTTCCTTTAAAAATGTTTGTAATTCTTCAAGTCTATCAGAATTAAAACCAGCATCTTGCTCGTCCATCTCTTTTGGACCAAGCCCTAAATTTTCATCGTTCCATTCTTCCAACAAATCTTTTAAACAATGAAAAAAGTGTAACTCGTTATTAAACGAGCTACACTTATCTAATTCAACTTTAATACGCATCGGCATACCTCAACTTTTCTTCTTCAAGTTCCATTGCTAACCATTCATCAGCAGTCTGTTGAGCTTGGTCAATGTTTTTAATATCGTATTCAGTAAAACAATTCACAGCTTTACCATTCATAAAGACATTGAAAGTAGCCGAGCCATTCCAAGAAATTTCAATATTGTCTTCGTATTTAAAAACAACATCCGATATTATTTTATCCATTCAATACCCCCAATTTTCAAACTAGTAATAGTATTTAGATTAATAGACCGCCACGCTTTTCGTGGATTGTCTTTGTTCTTCTTCAATAGATTAATATCTATTACTTCTAATAGATGTTCTCTATTGCCTAGCAATTCCCCGCCAGCGAAAAACTTATCCGCTTTAGGCAATTTGCATAACATAGTTCTATTTGTTTTATCTGCTTTCACAAATGAAACAGAAAACATTTTAGTGCCTATGCTATCTCTTAATATTTTTTTTATAAACATATATTCACTTCCTTTTAATTGTTTATATATCCTATATATATATAATTTATCCCATTACAATAGTTAATTTAATTTTTTTCCGGCTTTTTCCAGTTTTTTTTCTACTTACCCACAGCATAAAAAGAAGTATCATTTTCGCATCTTGTGCATTCAAAAAATCAAAAAGGGGGGAACCCCTAAAAAAGACCGTAGGTCTATATAGTTCTCTTTATATATACTGTTTTACTCATATAGACTTTATGGTATAAACATCGGATGGCTGACCTTAATGCTTTTAAGAGGCTAACTAATTTTGATAATTTAAGTCCGAGTGAATTAGAGACATTACAAAAAAAGTTAACACTGCGTAAGAAAACCTTTGATTTAAAATCATTGGCGCAAAATAATTTTTTAAAGTTTGTTAAACAAGTATGGCCTGAGTTTATAGAGGGGCCCCATCACATAAAAATTGCAGAAAAGTTTCAAGCATTAGCCGAGGGGAAGATAAAACGGCTAATTGTAAATATGCCACCCAGACATACAAAATCAGAATTTGCATCTTTTTTATTTCCCGCATGGATGATGGGCCGTGATCCACGGCTCAAGATTATTCAAACCACACACACAGCAGAACTCTCCTATCGTTTTGGTAGAAAGGTTCGTAATCTTATGGAAGAAAATACTTTCCAAGATATTTTTGATGATATTAAATTATCCCAAGATTCAAAAGCTGCAGGTAGGTGGGAGACTAATAAAGGGGGAGAGTACTTCGCTGCTGGTGTTGGCGGTGCTATTACTGGTCGTGGTGCAGATTTATTAATTATTGATGATCCACATTCCGAGCAAGATGCATTAAGTGAAACGGCGATGGAGTCAGCTTACGAGTGGTATACATCTGGTCCAAGACAAAGACTTCAACCAGGTGGAAAGATTGTTATTGTTATGACGAGATGGTCTACAAAAGATCTAACCGGAGAATTAATGAAAGCACAAAAAGATGTGAAAGCAGATCAGTGGGAAGTTGTAGAGTTTCCAGCAGTCTTGAATGATAAACCTATTTGGCCACAGTATTGGAAGCTAGAAGAATTAGAATCGGTTAAAGCTTCACTATCCGTTCCGAAATGGAATGCACAGTGGCAACAGAATCCAACTTCAGAAGAAGGTTCCATTATAAAACGAGAGTACTGGCAAATTTGGGACAAGCCTACTCTCCCTAAATTACAACATGTGATTCAATCGTACGACACGGCCTATAGTAAAAAAGAAACTGCAGACTTCTCAGCGATAACAACGTGGGGTGTATTTATGTATAATGATATTACCCCTAATATAATTTTACTTGATGTAGAAAAAGGTCGGTGGGATTTTCCAAAATTAAAAGATATTGCTATACAGCAATATCAATACTGGGAGCCTGAGACAATAATCATTGAGGCGAAAGCAAGTGGATTACCCCTGACTCAAGAACTACGGCGCTTTGGTATTCCTGTTGTTAATTTTACACCGAGTCGTGGTAATGATAAACATGTAAGAGTAAACTCTGTATCAACACTGTTTGAAGCAGGACAGGTATGGTGTACAGAAGACCGTTGGGCAGAAGAATTAGTTGAAGAATGTGCTGCTTTCCCTTATGGTGACAACGATGATTTAGTTGATAGCATGACACAAGCGTTAATGCGTTATCGACAAGTAGGTTTGGCTGTACATCCAGAGGATTATGAGGATCCTCCAAGTCTTCCTCCTACGCAATTGTTGGAGTATTATTGATGAAAAAGTCAAAATATAAACCAGGGTTCACGGTTAAAGGCACTAAAAGGAAAAAAACAAAGTCAGAAAGAGAAGCTGCCTCTTTCCAAAACCCAAAAAAAGGTTATTATAAGTTTACTCAACCTAAAAGTTGGGTATCCTTATTAAAGAAAAAACAGAAGAAGAGTAGGAAAGCATGACCAGTAAAACAGAGTTAAAAATGAGGGAGCTTTATTTTGATTTAGGAAGAGATGATTATATGGCTATGGATGAATATCTTCAGAGTAGACAAGCAAAAAAAGATCTTAAAGCTGCTGGTTTTAAAAAAGGCGGATATGTTAAATCATCTGCTCAAACCTCAGTGATCCCTGGAGCGAGAGCCAAGGGCAGTGCACAAGGGTCCACGATCCCCGGTCCAAAAGCTAAAGGTTCAGCAGAAGGTTCTGTTATTCCTATGAAAATGAAATCAGGTGGCCTAGCGAAACGTGGCTATGGAAAGGCAAGAAGATAATGGCAGTAGAAAGACCAGCAGGTTACGATCCAGCACCATCAGATCCGATGAGTGATGCTGCGAATGAAATAGAAATTCAAGAAGAAGTAGGAGAAGGAATTATTGAAAACGAAGATGGTTCTGTAACTATTGGAGCAGAAGAATCTATTCAAGAGGATATTCCTTTTGGTGCAAACTTAGCAGAAATTTTAGATGATGATGTATTAG